GAATGGTGCTTGTAAATTTTTATCATGATGACTGTGAATTAAAAATACTGTATCACAGTAGTCTTCTTCGCCCCAGCTATCCCAAGCATAACCGTCTGTGAACATAATAAACTTTTTAGGCTGAATGTCGTTCTCACGCATATAACGCCAATTAGCCATAAAATCAGTGCCACCGCCGCCGGCTACTTCGTATTCTGTAATCTCTCTACCGTCATCAGCAGTGAAATCATCTTCATTGTACACTTCTGTGTCAAAACACCATATTTTAATTTTATAGTCTTTGAATTGATCCATGATGCCTTTAACTTCGCCTAAGAAGTCAGCGGCTTGTACATTACCTATTGAACCGCTCATATCAATACCTAGGGCAATATCAATACTCTCGTCAAACATTTGCCCTGGTAGAATTGCATTAGTGTGCCATGCTTTACGTGATGGACGGCTGAATGTAAAGTCTGCTTTAATAGTACTCTGAATAGTTTGACGGATAATTTCTCGCCAATTCATTTTAGGTTCTGTAATTTGTTTAATAATACGTTGCACACCTGCAGGAACATTACCAGCGCCAGCAGTTTGTGCCGCACTCAACATACTTTCTTTTATTTCGTCTTTGATTTTCTTAAGTTCTTCTTTAGAGTATTTTGCAGGCTTTTTACTTACTTTATTACCTTTAGAGTCTTCACCTTGTTCGCCTTCTTGAGATTCGCCAGTTCCTTCTGCGTCTAAATGTTCGTCTAGCATTTCGCCTTCGTTGTCTAGCTCAGAAAGAAGTTGTTCTAGTTCTTTACCACGCTCTTTTGCTTCTTCGAACAGTTTATCGTAAATTTCTTCTGAAGTAAATTCTTCATATTGAAAATCTTGAAAACAATCAACTATACTAGGTTTTTCGCCAATACGATCACGTACAAGTGTATTGTTAACTTTGTAATCGGCGGCAATATTAAAAAGTACTGGATGACGATCACCTCTACGTTCTAAGTGATCAAATACCATATGTAGAATTTCGTGTGCAATAACAAATTCAATTTCTTTGTTATTCATTGCATTAAAGAATTGTGTATTATAGTATAAATTACGACCATCTACTGCGGCAGTAGGCAACCAATCATCGGCCGCTAAAATTTGTAGACGTGTTGCCATATTACCAAAAAAGGGATGTCTAAGAAGTAATCCTACTCGTGCAACTACAATGCGGTCATATACTTCAACACGCATTTCTTCTAATTGTTCGGGTGTAATGTTTGGATCAGGTGCCCAATTTTTTAGTTTACTTGCGGTATCTTTTGCAGTTGCCATTGCTTCCCTCTATTTTTTAAGTTTACATCTATATTATAACTATATTTACATAGTTTGTCAAGAGAAAATGGACGTTTTGAAGGGACGTCCGAACCCTCGCATTTTATGCGTTTTGAGCGGCTTTGATGTAATGTCCAAAGCGTTCATGGAATTCATCAAAGCACTCAATTTCATCAGGATCAATTGGAAGTGAATATTGTGTAATAGCAAGTTTAATACCCATTACAACAAGTTCAGTTTCGAAATTGTCCATTGCAAAGCGTAAGAAATTATTCACTTTATCGTCAAATTTCTTATCACCTTTTTCTTCGGCATCCTTTAGTTCGTAACAAAGTGAGACTGTTAAGGAATACATAGCACTGATTTCTTTAGTCTTCAGCTCTTTTACTTTACCATCTAGGATGTCTGTTGGGTTAGGCATATTTGCCGCACTTTTACGGTGTGCCATAAATTTTACTGCAAGACCTTCGCCAACTGCACCACTTACCAAATCAGTAGTAGTGTTTTCGTCTAAGTCATCTTCTAGTAGTTCTGATACAAACGACCATGAACGAGGTGTTGCAAAAGAACGTGAAGGTGATTTAGGATCGAAATCGTATAAATCTTTTTTACTAAATGTGATATAACCAACAACATCTTTGTGTTGATCATTATCAACTGCCCACTGGAACCAGTCATCAAATGATACTGCAAGTTCTAAGTGAATAAAACGGTTACTTAACGGAGCAGGCATTCTGTAAGTAACACCTTTATCTGCTTCGCGGTTACCTGCCGCAACAATAACTACATTGTCTGGTAGTTTGTATTGTCCTACACGACGATTAAGAATAAGTTGATAAGCCGCCGCTTGTACTGCCGGAGCCGCAGAATTCATTTCGTCAAAGAATAAAACAATATTGTCGTATTGTTTAGCAAACTCTTCGTCTGGAAGTTCTGCAGGAGGTGCCCATGCCATTACATTATCATTTGCCGCATAATACGGAATACCTTTAATGTCTGTAGGATCCCATAGCGAAAGACGAACGTCGATCAAATGTGAATTTGGCAGACTATCTGTAACCTGAGCTACAATATCAGACTTACCAATACCTGGAGGTCCCCAAAGAAAGATTGGGCGTTTCTTTGTTAGCGCATGTTTGATTGATGCCTTTGCGCTATTAGGCGTTACAGTGCGTGTTACAGTTTCCATAGTGTATTCCCTCTTGTGAATCAGTGCTTAATTTCTAACTATATATATAGTATACACTCTACACGCTAAATGTCAAGTACTTTTTTACCGAAAATTTAACTTTTTTCTTGGCGTTTCATTGCCTTTGTTAACCCGTATTTGCGAATATCTCCCGAGAAAAGATGTAGTTCAATTGCCTTCTTTTCATCTGTTACAGTAATACTTCTTCTCCCCATATAATAAGGACATGTTATAAATTTATCAAGGAAAATAATTGTTTGAGTTGTAAGTTCAAAATCTTTGGGATAAGGTACATCATAGGTTGTTAAATTTATTTCTTCAGTTATGAATCGCAAGCCTTCGTCTGTTAACCGCAATCCACCAGAATCTTTAGTCCTAGTGTTTTGCCACCATTGGGGAAGATATTCTTTTAAACTTGCTTCTGATATTGCTTTGTTGGCTTGTTTTAAAAAAACCTTTGTATAAACTTCTTTCCAGTTCATTAGTCAAGTGAAACCTTCTCTCCCTGGGTAAGTTTTACAACCGAGAAGTCTTGACAATTAAATAAGTCATTAAGTTTTTTTGCTAAATTGACAGCATGCCCCGGATTGCTAAAACTAACCTTTTTATACTTAGGCCCCGGATAGTTAGTTAGCATATTTGCTGACTTTAGATTAAAAGGAGCATCATTATAAAACACAGCCCAAATGGCTTCTGCTTTTAATATTTGCTCACTTTTATAAGTCTTTTTATCGACGTGTTCGATTATCACGTCTGGTTTTGGTCTGCTCATATGCGTATCGTCCTTAATTATATACGCATATATTTATCTCTTTTTGAAGTTATCTACGTAGTTTACTTCCAGCCAGAACCGCCATCTAAACGCACTTCTAGCACTTCGTCTTCGGTTTTACTTTTAGAAATAAGTAATTCTTCAAGATTACCATTCAATCTTGTCATTACTTCTCCTAATGTAAAAGCAAGACGTTTTGCCGTATCTAAAGGAAGTTTAACTTCCTTTGCATTACTAGCATCGGCACTTTTAACTTGTTGAATGAATTGTTGTACAGGAATTGTATTTAACGGCTCACTTGCTGACACGACTTAACTCCGTTCTCATTTCAATATCTGTTTTGAAAGGACCTCTGTATTCGTAACGTTCTAGTGTAAGTAGTTTTGGACAAAAACTTTTCACCCAACCTTTTTCAAATCGTATTGTATAATATCCTGCCGCATACAGACTCTTTGACTTTGTACTCTTTGTAAACAATGGTAATTTTCGTCTAACATCATACATTGGGTTGTACGGCATAGAACTTGTTGGGAATCCATGTACTTCTTTTACAAAAGTCTCTTTAATATCTAACTTCTGCCAAGATAAGTCATTTCCTAATTTCTTCTTTAATTGTTTTTCTGAATTAAACATTCTTGTACCTGAAGAATCACTAAGCATATAAGAATCGTCGGCAATGCTTATTGTGCCCATATTTTCGCCATTTTGTTGTAAAATCCAAAATTTATCTTTAAGTATTTCTTTTGCGTTAAATTTACTCATGTTATGCTCCTAAAGGATATTTTGCTTGTAACGGTTCAGAATAACTAGCGGCCTGATCAGCAATTCGTTGCATGTCCCACTTTGCACAGAACTTCATTAATCTCATACCAACTTGTGTGATTTGTTTAGGTTCAACCTCTTTGACCGTACTATTAATTATCTCTCGTATATCTGCAGGCTGTGCAGATAAGTCACATAATGTAACATTACGATTGTAATCATCTAGTACACGATGTTCATCTCCATTATGATCTACCCAACGCTGTAACATCATGTTATTCCAGTTGTAACCTTTTGTATCTTTGTCTGCAAAGGCTTCAATAAGGCCAACTTTATTCTTTGTACCTTTCTTGCGTACACCCGGATATGCACTAAAAACGTTATCGCTAGTGTCGCCACGCATACATTTTTCAAACAACATAAATGCAGGATCGGGTGCAGGCTTAGGCTCTCCTGTTTTCTTATCAATCACAGGCTTGCCTTTGTCGTCAAAGTAACCTTCGTGTGTAATAGTTGTATTGCTAACACCGTTGTACTGTTTTACATTAGGTGCAATTAGTTGTGCAAAGTCACCGTCAGTTGAAATAATAACATGATTATCGTTAGGATGATTTTGTATCCAGCCTGCAATCAAAT